GAGGGGCTGTACTACCTGCCCGACTCGACGACGCCGCGCGACGGCTGGCTGTACTACGGCAGCAAGGCGACGAAGAGCGTGCGCAAGCGCCACATGACCACGGGCCAGGATCTGCTCGCGGCGAACCTGACGACGGCGATCGACACGAACTCCATGTACGTGAAGATCGCGGTGTCCGATGGCACGTTCGGTCCGCGCGGCATGATCGGTGTCGTCACGTGGAGCAACAATAGGTACGGCTATCCGGCGCTCTACAGGGCGAACGGGAGCGAGATCGACGGCTGGTTGTGGGCCGGCACGGCGCGTCCTGGTCGGCAGTGGGTGGGCAGTGCCGATCCGCCGCCGGGCTACACGAGCGCGATCGGGTTCGGCTTCGGGCGGATGGTCTTCGGCACCGTGCACGAGGGCGCCATCCAACTAAGCAAGGCGCTGCCGACCGATGCGCCGATGAGCGCGATGTACTTCACCGGCCAGCGCGAGTGGTACGACCGCGGCTACCAACTGACCCACGGGCACCGCGGCTTCGGCCAGTACGGGCTGCCGCAACCGTGGGGCGTGAGCAATCCCATCGACGCATTCTTGATTGGGAACGGGCATGTCCCTGGATAGTGCACAACTAGCAACGCTCAAGGCCGACATCGCGGCCGACCCGGCGTTCGACGATCTGCCGGACACGGCCAGCGGTGCGCTGCCGATCGCCGATGCGTACAACCTCACGGCATCGCCGTCGTACACGGTCTGGCGCACGACGGTGCCGCTCGACGAGGTGATGCGCAGCAATGGCATGGACTGGACGCGCGTGGACAACCTGTCGGTCGGCAAGGCGCGCATCTGGGACTGGCTCTCTCTGCTGGGGGCGCTCGACGCTTCGCAGTCGAACATCCGCGCCGGCATCGACGCGACCTGGGTCGGCACGCAGGCGGACCTGGCGGTGCGCGCGGCCGTGTACGTGGTTTGCAAGCGGCTGGCGACGCGCGCCGAGCGGTTGTTCGCGACCGGGACCGGCACCGATGCGGCGCCGGGGACGATGGCATTCGAGGGCATCTTGTCCGTCGATGACGTGCAGCAGGCGAGGGAGCTTCCGTAATGGCCGGCGACATCAAGCTGAAGTACGCCGCCGCATCGACGACGATGACGGTGACGAACCTGCACTCGCTCGCGTCGTCGCAGGACTGGCTCACCGGGTGGTCGAGCGCGAGCGTCGACAACACGTCGAACGTCTACCTCGACTACATGGTGTCGGGCACGTTCACGACCCACGCGAGCAACCGCCAGGCGGGCAGCATCAACGTCTTCATCGTGGCGGCGCTGAAGGACACGCCGACGTGGACGGCGACGGCGAGCGGGACGATCGGCACCGAGGGCGCGTTGTCGTGGACCGATGCGGAGGAGCGTGACAGTCTGGTGCGCCTGCTGACATCGATCACGGTGGACAACACCGCAAGCTCCATTGTTGCGTTCCCGCCGACCGGGATCGCTAACCTGTTCGGCGGCATCGTGCCGACGCACTGGGCGATATACGTCTCGCAGAATGCTGCCACGACGACGACGGCGGGCCTGGCATCGAGCGGCAGCGCGATCTACTACACGCCGGTCGTCGCCCAGTACACCTGATGCCGCAGATCATTCTCGGTCAGCCCCACGCTTTCCAGCCGTATGGGGCAACGGAACTCATCGACGGGTACTGGGGGGTCGGGATGAACGACTGCGCGATTTTGACGCGCAGCATCAAGCCTGGAGGGCCTACATGGACGACCTTCGGCACCGCGCCGCCGGAAAATTTCGGCCCATCCGGGAGGCAACTGGACGCCAGGGCGGCGTTCGGTGGCGTCTATTACTCGCCGACTCCGACAGTCAATGCCAACGCGACGCAGTCGCTGCTGTTCTACGGCACGGTGACGGCTTATTCGGGTAACTTCGCTGGTTTTCTTACGATGGCGGACGCGACTGGGGCGAATAACAGCAACTCGTTTCAGCGCAATGGCACTAACACCGAGTGGAACCTGTACGTGTCCGGCGGCGTAGGGGCAAGTTCGGCGACTGATCCCGTCCTCAACGCGGCGCGCCCTGTTTGCGTGCTGCTAACGTCTAGCACTCATTGGGGCTCTTCCGTTTGGGTGAATGGCGCCAAGTTTCTATCGGCTGCCGGCACTGGCGCGGCCGTTACGGGTTGCCGTGTCGTCGTGTTTGGTGAGCGCACCGCTTCGGCATCCTTTGCAAGCAAGGGCACGTGCGCGCTGCGAGCGCACTGGAATTCGCGCGGGATGACCGACGCAGAAGCCCATGCGCTGACGAAAAACCCCTGGCGCATATTTCAGCCAAGGCTTCGGCGCTACGCGTTCGGTGTCGCGGGCGCCGCGGCAACCTTCAACGCCGCCTGGGCGATGGGCAACAGCGTGATCCAGCCGGGGACAACCAATGCGTAAGAACGTAGCGTCGCAGATCGTCGGCGCGCAGATGAACAGCAAGACCGACGGGTCGGCGGTGACCACGGGCACGACGACCGCTTACGTGACCGGCGACGGTGGCACGCAGGCGGCGGGGTCGGTGGGGTCGGGCGCGTGCACGCACGAGGGCCAGGGCTTCTGGACCTACACGCCCGCGCAGGCGGAGACGAACTACGACCACGTCGCGTTCACGTTCGTGAATACGAGCGCGGTCAATGCGACGGTGCAGATCTACCCGTCGTTCCCGCAGACCGGCGACAACTTCGCGCGGCTCGGGGCGCCGGCCGGTGCCTCGGTGTCGGCTGACATCGCGGCGGTGCAGTCTGATACCAACGACATCCAGACCCGGCTGCCGGCGGCGCTGCAGGGCGGGCGGATGGATTCGTACCTGGGCTCGGCGGGCGCCGACGTGATCAACGCAGCGGTGATCGCGGGCGATGTCAGCACCGAGATCGCTACCGCAGTGTGGATCAGCGCCACGCGCACGCTCACGGCGATCGATGAGGACACCACGACGCTCGATCTCGACGCGACTATTCGCGCGGCGGTTGGGCTGGCGTCGGCGAACCTGGACACGCAGCTGGGCGATCTGCCGACGGCCGCCGAAGTTACGGACGCGGTCTGGGATGAAGACCTGACCACCCACTCGGTGGCCGACTCGGCGGGCCGCTATCTAAGCGACACGGGAGCCATTCTCCCGGCCATTGTCGTGATCGATGACTTCCTCGACACCGAGATCGCGGCGATCAAGGCGAAGACCGACTCGCTGACGTTCACGGTGGCGGGTCAGGTCGACGCCAACATCCAGTACGTCAACGACGTGCTGGTAACCGGGACGGGCGCCCTGGGCGACGAATGGGGGCCGTAGGTGGCCTCGCGGTGGAGTACCAGTTGGGGCACCAGTTGGGGCGCCAGCTGGGACCGCGCCGCCGTCGCCCCGTCGCCCCGTCCGTGGTTGTGCACGTGGGCGCGCAGCTGGGGCGATTCGTGGGGCGACACGTCGACGTGCACGACGACGCCCCCCGAGCCGCCGGTCACGCCGACCGATCCGTCCGGTGGCTGGGGCGAGGTGCTCCGCCAGCGGCGGGTGCCGCGGCGGGTGCGCGAGGTGCTCGAAGAGGTCGCGCTCGAACAGGCCGACCGTCAGGAGTGGGCCCAGAAGGCCGTAGGCGAGGCGCAGGCCGAGCAGGAGTACCTGGCAGTCGCCGAGGGGGCCCTGGACGCGCTGATGGCGGCCCTGCGCCTGCGCGAGATCGCCTGGAAGGCGCAGTACGCCGAGCTACTGCGGATGGTGATCGCCGGCATCCTGGCGCAGCGGGCGGCCGAACGTGAGGCGGCGCTGCAGGCAGTCGAAGCGGCCCGAGTGGCCCGCAACAACGAGAACGCGAGGCGGGTGCTCCTGCTGATGATGCTGCAATGATGTACCCGATCGGAATGCAGGTGCCGATGAACGACGGCGCCTGGACAATTACAGCGCGCGGCCTGGTGACAACGGTCGCGGCGCAAGTCGAGGTTTACACGCTGGCGCGCGGCGGACACGAGATCCGCATGACGCGCAGCGAAGTGGACGCAAACAGGATGACGCACTAACCCCTACCTGCCGGGCAAGACAGGGTGCCGAAGGGCCGCGCGAGCGGCCTTTCGCTTTTCGTGGAGACGCATTTCCATGTCGCAGGACCAAGACACGCAGGGCGCTACCCCTGACCAAAACGTAGTTGACACGCCCGAACCGGAGCAGTCACCGGACACCGTCGACGCGGGCACGACGGAGGCAGCGGAGCCAAGCGAGCCAACTCCAGAGGAGCGGGCCGCGGAAGAGCAGCGCAAGGCCGCACGGCGAAACAATCGCCTGCAGAGACGCTTCGGCGAACTCACTGGCCAGCTGGCTCAACGCGACCGGCAAATCGACCAGTTGCTCAGTGTGGTGCAGCGCGTGATGCCGCAACCCGGAGGTGGCCAGCAGTCGGCGCCCCAGGACGCGGAGCCGCAGCGCGGCGCCGACGAGGCGTGGGAAGACTACCAGCGGCGAGTAACGCGCTGGGAGGCACGCCAAGTCGCCAAGCAAGAGATGCAGGCTGAACGGGAGCAGATGCACCGGCAGCAGACCCATGCCCAGCAGGAGCGAGCGGCGCACGAGAAGGTCGCGTCGTTCGCGCACAAGCAGGAAGCATTCGCCAAGACCACGCCCGACTACTACGAGGCGCTGGAGAACAGCACTGCGGAACTGCCTGATGGGATCGAGTCTGTTTTCGTGCGAGTGCCCGACGGCCACCTTGCCGCGTACGCGATCGCGAAGAACCCAGACCTGGCCCAGTACCTCTGGAACCGGGATCCGTTCGAGCAAGCGGCAGTCATCGCCAGCATCGTGGCGCAAGTGAAGATGCGCCCGGCTCCGCAGGTGTCCAACGCACCGCCCCCTGGGAAACCAGTCTCGGCGCGTGGCGGCGGATCCAGTACCACGCCATCGGACAACGATTCGGTGGACGACTGGATGCGCAAGCGCAACGCCGAGATCTCGAAGAGGGGCGGCTGAACCCTCAGGAGTAGACAGTGGCCAACACCATTCTCACCCCCACGCAGGTGACGCGAGAGGTCGCGCGCATCCTGCACCAGAAGCTCAACTTCATCGGTCGGGTCGACCGGCAGTACGACGACTCCTACGCCAAGACCGGCGCCAAGATCGGCGACACGCTCAAGGTCCGCCTGCCCAACGAGTACACGGTTCGCACCGGCATCAACATGGCCGCGCAGAACACGACGGAAACGTCGGTGGACCTCGTCATGTCGACGGTCAAGGGCGTGGACATGAACTTCACGTCGCTCGAACTGGCACTCAGCCTGGACGACTTCAGCACGCGCATCATCGAGCCGGCGGTGTCGGTTCTGGCGGCCAACATCGAGGCCGACGCGCTGAACATGTACAAGCAGGTGTACAACCTGTACGACGGCGACGCTGCGGCGTTCTCGTTCACGTCGGTGTCGACCGCCAGGCAGTTGCTGACGGACAACCTGGCGCCGCTTTCGCCCCGCACGATGACGATGAACACGGGGCACGCGACGAAGTTCATGATCGACACCAAGGGCCTGTTCCACGAGTCCGAGAAGATCAGCGCGCAGTACCGCGAGGGTAAGATCGGCAAGACGGCGGGCTTCGACGGCATCTACGAGAACACGCTGCTGGTCCCGCATACCACGGGCACGGCGGCGAAGACGACCGGCTACGACATGAACACGTCGACCGGCATCACGTCGGGCTCGGGGACGCTGGTCATCGCGACGGGTACCACCTCGTTCCTCATCGGCGACGTTGTCACCATCGCCGGGGTGAACAGGGTGCACCCGGAGACGAAGGTGTCGACGGGCGTGGCGCAGCAGTTCGTGGTCACGGCCGACAGTGGTACGTCGGCGACCTCCCTGTCGGTCAGCCCGGCCCCGACCACGTCGGGTGCGCGTCAGAACGTGACCATCGTGTCGGCCGGCGCAAGCAAGGCGATCACGAAGGTCGGCGCTGGCGCGTCGGAGACGCTGACGCAGTCGCTCGCGTTCCACAAGGACGCGTTCGCCTTCGTCACTGCCGATCTGCCGCTGCCCGATGGCGTGGACTGGGCGAAGCGTGAAGTGGTGGACGGCATCAGCATCTCGCTGGTCCGCGACTTCCAGATCAGCGATCGCAGCTTCCCGTGCCGGCTGGACGTGCTGTACGGCTACAAGGCGATCCGTCCGCAACTCGCCGCCCGCATCCACAACGACGGCTAAACAGGAGAGCCAATCATGGCATTCGCAGCAGTTCTCGACATCGGTCACGAGGACGGCACCACGTTCGGTAAGGACGTGTCGGCCGAGATCTCGTTCTACGGGGTGACGCCCGTGACGCAACGCGCGGCGGCAATCCAGGGCGCGTCGGTGGTCTCTGTGGCTTCCAACATCACGGTCGCGGCCAGCTTGACGGCCTGGATCGTCGAAGTCACCGCGACGTTGACCGGGCTGGGCCTGTGGAAGGGCGCAGCGTAGCACCGCAATGCGGGGCGGCCTTCGGGTCGCCCCGTTCCGTTTTGGTAGCAGGCAGTGGACCTGACGAGGGCGAGCAGTGGGCCGCGCAGGGTTATCGCGTGGTGAGGCTCGACATCGACCCTGGCGTCAAGCCCGACATCGTCGCGAGCATGACCGACATGGGCGACGTTGGCCCGTTCGACGTTGTGTACTCCACGCACGCGCTGGAGCACCTGTACCCGCACGAGGTGCCGGTGGCGCTGGCGGAGTTCCACCGGGTGCTGCGACGTGGCGGCATGGCGGTCGTGCTGGTGCCCGATCTGGAGGGCGTGCCGGCGACCGATGAGGTGTTGCCTGGGTCGTCGCTGACTGGGCTGCACCTGTACTACGGCGACGCGCGGCTGATCCCGGATCACCCGCATATGGCCCATCACAGTGGCTTCGTCGAGCGCACGCTGCGCGCGGCGATGGAGGCGGCGGGGTTCGCCGTCGACACCAAGCGGATGAGCTACTACAACCTGATGGCAACGGGACTCAAGTGAGCAAAGGCAAGGTTGTCTTCTGTACTCCGTCACTGTCAGGCCCGACGGCGCCCTACATTCGGTCCCTGGAGGCATCCTTGCCGCTGATCACCGCGGCCGGGTGGGAAGAGGGCTACGCGCAGATCCTCGGCTACCCGTACATCTCGTCGGCGCGCTCGACGATGCTGCGTGCAGCACTCGACGCGAAGGCGGACGTGATCGTCTTCATCGACTACGACGTGTCGTGGGACGACCCGCGCGATCTGCTCACGCTGATCGAAACCGAGGGCGACGTGGTCGCCGGCACCTACCGGGCGAAGGTCGACGAAGAAATCTACATGGGTACGCTGGAGACGAACGCAGCGCACGTTGCCGACACGCGCAAGAGCGACGGCGCGATCCGCTCGAAGCTGATCCCGGCGGGCTTTCTCAAGCTCACCAAGGAAGCCGTCGACGCGTTCATGTACCACTACCCGGAGCTTTGCTACGGGCCGAGCTACAACCCGTCGGTGGACCTGTTCAACCACGGCGTGCACGAGCGCATATGGTGGGGCGAGGACTACTCGTTCGCGCGCCGCTGGCGCGAGAAGTGTGGCGAGATCTGGACGGTGCCGAACCTCGGCCTGGACCACAACACCAAGGACAAGGTGTACCGCGGCAACCTGCACAAGTTCCTGCTGCGCCAGCCCGGCGGCAGTGCCAGCGATAACCCGAGGAAGCCATGACCGCGCAGGAATTGATCAATGCCGCCGCGTACGCTGCCGGCATCCTCGGCCAGGCCGACGCGGCGCTGACGACGGCCGACTCGGCCCTCGCCCTGGGCATCCTCCAGCGGATGCTCGACTCGTGGTCGGTCGACGGCCTGATGGTGTACGCGCTGACCGAGGAGACCATCACGCTGACGGCGGCGGACGGCAGCTACACGACGGCCAACCTGTCGACCGCGACCCGTCCGATGGACGTGAGGAGCGACGGCTTCGTGCGCATGACCAGCGGCGTCGACTACCCGCTGCGGCGGATCACCCGCTCGCAGTGGAACACGATCGGCACGAAGACGACGCAGGGCATCCCCGAGGTCTTCCTCTACGAGCCGGCGATGACGGCGGGCACGTTCGAGTTCTACCCGGTGCCGTCGGAGGCGATGGTCGCGTATCTCAACTGCCAGCGCGCGCTCACCGGCACGCTATCGGGCGGCACGTCGGTGGCGACGCCGCCCGGCTACGACAAGGCGATCGTCACCAACCTGGCGGTGGAGCTCGGCTTCGGTGGCTTCGGTGCGCAACCGACGCAGTCGCTGGTGCTGGCCGCGCGCGAGAGCAAGATGCTGCTAGAGAACATGAACTACCGCCCGCTGATCATGGACACGATCATGTCGGGCGATAGCGACTACGACATCCGCGCATGGCCCTAAGTACCATCCAGCTGTTCGGGACTGGGGCGCCGAACAAGGTGCCGTTCGTGTCCGCGCAGAAGCGCACGAACATGTTCCTGGCGCAGTCGAAGGATCCCGAGAAGGGTCCGTTCTGGCTGGCCCCGCGGCCGGGGCTCACGTCGCGCGTGTCGTCGGGAAGCTACGGCAGCGCCGTGTGCCGCGGCGCGATCTCGGTCAACAACGTCACCTACTCGGTGCACGGCAACACGCTCTACAGCACGACGGCGGCTTACTCGGTGACCAGCCGCGGCACGCTCAACACGTCGAGCGGCCCGGTGAGCATGGCATGGAACGGCACGCAGATTGGCATCGTCGATGGGACCGACGGCTGGACCTACACGCCAGCGTCGACAACGCTCACGGAGATCACCGATGCGCAGTTCCCAGCCACGCCGGCAACGATCTGCTACCTGGCGGGGCGGTTCATCGTCAACAAGGCGAATTCGGGCCAGTTCTATTGGTCCGCGCTGCTGGATGGGCAGGCATGGGATGCGCTCGACTTCGCCACCGCGGAAAGTGAGACCGACAACCTCGTAGCGGTCTTCAGCGACCACGGCTCGCTGGTGCTGATGGGCGACATGACCGTGGAGTTCTGGGCGCCGAACCCGAACGCGGCGAGCTCGGCGGACGCGTACGTGCGCATCGGCGGCGCCGGCATCGAGTGGGGGTGCTCCTCCGCGCAAGCGGTAGCGCCATTCGATACCGGGCTGATCTTCCTGGCGCGCAACAAGCTCGGCGAGTACCGGGTGATCAAGCTCAACGGCTACACCGCGGTGCCGGTGGACGACCCCGAGGTGGCCTACCAGATCAACGAGCAGTCGTCGATCTCGTCGGCGACGGGCTTCAGCTACGTGATGGACGGGCAGTCGTTCTACCAGCTGAACGTCGGCAGCATCTCGCTGGTGTACGACACGATCGGGTGGAGCTTCGCGACGACGAGCGGCGCGCGGCACCTGGCCAACATCCGCGTGGCCCTGTCGCAGATCCCGCTGGTGTTCAGTTACACGGGCGGGACGCTGTACCAGATCGACAAGGATTCGCTCAGTGACGCCGGCACGACGATCGCGCGCGAGATCGTCTCGCGGCGCATCTTCTCCGACGGCAACCCGATCACCATCTGGCGCCTGGTCCTGCACATGGAGACCGGCGTCGCGCTCGACAACAACGTCGAACTGGTGTCGCTGTACGTCAGCAAGGACGGCGGCAAGTCGTTCTCCAGTGCGATCACCGCAGCGACCGGCCTGCTGGGCGACTACGCGACGCGGGTCATCTGGCGGCGCCTGGGTCGAGCGCGAGAGTGGGTGTTCAAGTTCGCCATCAGCCCCGTGTACATGCAGGTGAACATCACCGGCGCCGCGGCAGAGGTTGAGTTGTGACGCTTAACCTCGCGGTGCCTGACCAGATCATGATGAGCGGCGAGCAGATCACGCCGGCCATGCGCACGTGGATGCAACTCATCACGCGAGCACTGGCGGACGTGACCGGCGGGGCGGGCACACTCACGATCGAGGACGAGGGCACGCCGGTCGGCACGGCGGGCGGCATCACGACGATCGACTTCGTCGGTGCGGGGGTGACCGCGACCGGGTCTGGCGCTGATGCGACGGTGACCATCAGCGGCGGCGGCAGCGGCAGCCTTACCATCGAAGAGGAGGGGGCGGCGGTTGGTACTCCGGGCGGGATCACGACGATAGATTTCGTAGGGTCTGCCGTCACCGCGACCGGGTCAGGTGCCGACGCGACAGTCACGATCACAGCGTCATCGCTGCCCGTGGTCGACACGACGAACATCGTGAAGGGGTCGTCCGATGCGACGAAGCTGATGCGCTTCGAGGTCGACGGGCTGACGACGGCGACGACGCGCGTGCTGACGATCCAGGACTACGACATCATCGTCGCGGGCCTGAACATCCAGCAGGCCTTCACCAAGAACCAGCGCACGACGCCCGTGGCGCTTTCCGACGGGGCGACGATCTCCGTGGATGCGTCACTGTCGAACAACTTCTATGTGACGCTCGGCGGCAACCGTACGCTGGCCAACCCGACGAACCTCTCCGACGGGATGATCTTGTGCTTCGTGCTGAAGCAGGACGGCACGGGTAGCCGCGTGATCACCTGGGGATCGAAGTACAAGTTCCCCTCCGATCTGACGCCGACGTTATCCAGCGGGGCGAACGACATCGACTTCATGTCGGCGTACTACGACGCGGCGGGTGACATTCTGATCTGCGTGATCAACAAGGACTTCGTCTAGTGTTTTTCTCCGCGCCACCGTTCTGGAGTTCGCGCGGCGGCGAGCAGGAGTACTTTTTCACCTATCCCGGCGGGGTGTTCTCTGGGACGGCGCCATCCTTTATCCCGGAATTTTTGGAGGAGGATACCGCCAACACGCCCGTGTGGTGGGACGAGGCCGTAGCGCAAGAGGTCACGGTCTACGGCGACGAGGCGGCCACGTACGTCAGCAGCGTGCTGTTGCCGTTCACAACGGGCAACAACACGATCCACGACCTTCTCTACCCCGCGAATTTCGGCGCCTCGTACGACGACGTTGGGCCGAGCATCTATTTTTACGACAGTACGCAACAGGTGGCCCCCGCGTTGGGAACGGGTGCAGCGATTGACTACACGGCGAACCCGTCGGAAGTGTACGGCCTGACGGTCGCGGTTCCTGGGACGCTTTCAGAGTTCCACTGGTACCCGACCACCATACAAGGTTGGTTCGAGTACGACGACTATGGTGGCGCGAACATTGTCTACTTCGCGGCGGCGTTCTTGCTCGGGGACAATCAAATCACGTCAGGCATCACCTACGGGCACTTGCTGATTTCCGTCATCAACAGGTCGGGCAGCACGATCACGGAAATAGATGCTGACGGTATTGGCACAAGCATTCAGATTGCTACGCCAGCAGCGGTAGACCCTGACGACATCCAGGACGACGAGTACGACATTTCGTTTGTCGGTGGCACCCCTGCGTGCGCCGTGCACAACGCCGGAAGCCTGACGCTGACCGTCGGCGGTGATCGCCACACGCTGGAGTTCAAGTTCTCGGGCGCGACCATCACCGACAACAGCACCGCGCGCTTTGTGTTTCCGGTGGAGCTAAAGGCTGGCGCCAATACGGGATTTTTTGGCACAGCCGTCGCATCCGTCACGGCTATTCAAGCGGTGCCCGTACTCGTTGGCGATGACTACATCGTCACGGACCCTGCCACAAATGTGAAATTCTTCACAGATTCGGGGGACACGTCGAAGACGTTCCTTGAGTATTACTAATGCCGACGGGCTACCAAAACAGACTTAGCGACGCGTACTGGACGAGTCCTACGCTGGCCTGGGGAAGCGGCATGTGGTCGGGGCCTGGGTCGGAGTTCACGCTTGAGCCGACAGGCGCGATGGACATGGACTTTGCCGAGATGCGGCTACGATTCAAGCTCTTCGGAGCCGCTAGTGTTGGCGTCAAGATTATCCAGAGATTCGTTGGCACAGATTTGTACAACGTCTACGTGCTTTCCGGCCAGCAGGACCAAATGGTTGTGCTGCGACTAGATCCGCTTGGCACCAGCGACATCACTCTCATCTTCGACATGAGCGTGGACATCGAGATCTACGAAATCGAAGTCGGGTATATAGGAATGCACTGACCAATCCATGGCCAACCTGCGCGACATCTACAAGTACTTCTCGGGTCATACCGGCGGGCAGGCGAACGACACGCCGTGGAACGACCCGCGACTACAGTCGGCCGGCCCGGTCGATTGGGCTGATGGCGCGCACTCCGCCTTCGCGCGCACGACCGGCGACAACGGACTGCCGCAGTGGTCGATCCGCGACGATGGCTTCCTGGGCAACCTGAACAAGCAGTACGCGGGCGCTGCGACGATGCAGAACCAGGGCGGGCAGACCGGCGCGCAGCTGGGCTGGGACATGGCGAAGCTGCCGCAGACGCGCTTCGGTAGCGTCGACAAGACTGCAGCGGTGGACGATCGCACGGGCGTGATCGATCCGCGCTTCGTGTACGACGACCCGGTGTACGGAAAGATCACGCACCGCGGCAACGTCAAGTCGGAGCAGGAGTGGGTTGGTCCTGCGCTGATGGCGGCGTTGAGCATGGGCGCGGGGTCGCTGGTGGGTGCTGCCGGCGGTGCTGCGGCGGCGAACAGTTTCAAGGGCGCGATGAGTGGCATCCAAGGCCTGCGCGCGCTCGGCAGCGGCAACAAGCTCGGCGCGCTCGGTGCGCTCGGCGGCATGGCCGGAATTCCAGCGTGGGCGACATCGCTCGCGAAGCTCGGTTTGCAGTTCGGTAGACGGAAGGGATAGCTATGGCAATGGGCGACGAGTTCGACCTCATCGACTGGGGGCAGGGCAGCTTCGGCGACTTCGATCTCAGCGAACTATTCCCCGAGATCGACTTCTCGCAGTTCCCCGAGCTCGACAAGATCCAGGGCGCGGCACCTGCTGACCCTTTCCAAGGCCTGTCGCCCGAGGACTTGTCGAGCCTCTTCGGCGGCGCGAACGGGCTCGACTACGGAAAGTACATCAGCGGGCTCGGCAAGTTGTTCGGCGGTGGCGGCGGTGGCGGCGGCGGGCTCGATGGGCTGCTGCAAAGCCTGGGTGGCATCACCGGGCTGCTCGGGCTCGGCGGCACCATCTACGGCGGCATCAACAGCAAGAACGCGACCGAGGAAGCGCAGGCGCGCATGGAGAAGGCCGTGTCCGAGGCCAACGACTCGACGCGCAGCATCCTCGGCGGTGCGGGTGACGCGTACAAGCCCTACCAGGAGGCCGGGCAGTCGGCGCTCGCGCGCATCGCCGCGATGCAACCGTCGAACCTGGCCGGCCAATTCGGCGCGACCGGGCAGCAATCGAACCTTGCCAGCATGGCGCGGCCAGGCCAGCAGTCGAACATCGCCGGGCGGTTCCGTCCGATCGGCAGCGGAAGGGGGATCAGGTAATGGCGACCACTCTGGGCCAACTCGGCCAACTGCGGAATCACCGCTACGTGCCGGGGCAGCAGCGCGGTGCGATGCCGGGGGCCGGCGGAGCTGCGCCTGGCGGCGTCGATCACGGGGCGAACTTCTCGCGCCTGTATCAGCAAGACCCGCGGCTCGCGTACGGCTACACGAACGCGGACCCGTCTGCGTCGCAGTGGTACCAGCAGAACCAGAACAACATTCTGCGCGACCAGTTCAGGGGCAACGAGACTGACCGGAACCAGTGGGTCAACGCGTGGGGCGGCGGGAACAACACGCTATCGGACCAGGACCGGATGATGCTCGGCGGGATGGCGGGCGCTCCGGGGGCTACTCCGCAGGGCGGCGGCGCGGGCGCGAGCATCGGCGGCTCGCGTGACCCGTGGGCGACGCTGCGGCAGGCGATGTCGCAGCCCAACCGCGACGATGCGTGGTACGGCGGCGGCATGGGCGATGCGCAGATCGGTGGCCCTGGCAGCGTGCAGTTCGACAATTGGGGCGGCGGCGGCAATGCGTGGACCCGCAACCCAGGATGGGGCGGTTACGGCAGCAACGCCGGCCAAGTGGACAACGCATCGCGGATCGACCGCGGCGACACTGGCCGGGATGTTGGGATGAACCAGGGCGGGCGCGGCTATGACTACGGTAGCCGCATGGACGGCAATAGGGGGATGCCTGGCGCGCCGGCTGCGGCCCCCGGCTGGCTCGGCAGCATGGGCGGCGGGTATCAGAAGGGGGTGAGCGGCGGCGTCGATCCGAATAACCCGCTCGGCGTTACCGGCAACATGGCCCAGCAACAGCAGACCGGCGGCGCAGAGCCCAACCCCTACGTGCCGAACGTGACGGGGCTGCCGCAGTCGCCGACGACGATGCCGGGGATGGGCGAGGCCGGCGGCGGTGGCGCGCAGTCGCAGACGCCCGCGCAGTCGATCGGTGGCGGCGGTGACTTCCAGCCCGTGCAGGCCACGGACCTCGACGTGAACAAGTTCCTCGACCCGTCGATGAATTTCCGCATCCAGCAGGGCACCAACGCGCTCGAGTCGTCGGCGGCTGCGCGCGGCGGCCTGCTCTCCGGTGCGACGTTGAAGGGCGTGCAGGACTACTCGCAGAACATCGCCTCGCAGGAGTACAGCAACGCGATCAACCGCGCGATGCAGGACCGCGGCTATCGGACCGACACGGCGCGCGATTCGCGCAACTTCAACTACGGGGTGAACCGCGACGATCGCGACTTCGGCTACCGCGCAGGGGTCGACGACCGCGACTTCAACGAGAGTTCGCGGCGCTACGATCAGGGCTTCGACTACAACGCTCGGCGCGATGACCGCGACTTCAACTACCGGCGCGATGTTGGTGATCGCCAGTTCGGCTATGACGCCGCGCGCGGCGACCGCGACTTCAACTACCAGCGCGAGCGCGACCTCACCGGGTGGGGGATGCAGGGCGCTGATCGCCAGGCGATGCTGCAGCAAGAACTCGCGCGACTGCTCAACTCGAACATCATCGGGGGCGGCAACGCGGGCGGTGCGGGGGCGATCGGTGGCGCCAACGCGATGAACGACATGATCACGCAGTTGCTCAAGCAACTGTCGCAGGGCCAATGGATGGGAGGCGGCTAGCATGGCAGTCGACGCGCGCATTCTCCTCGCCGGCCGGGGAGTCGAGGGGCCGGATCTGCTGGGCGATGCGAACCGCGGAATGGTGCTCCAGAACCTCGCGCGCGCGGGCCAGCTGCAGCAGATGAAGATGGACGAGGAGCGCCGCGACCTGCAGGCGCAGGAGGCGCTCGGCGGTGCGCTCGGCAACATCAACCTGATGGACGACAACCAGGTGCGCGACGCGCTCGGGCGGATGCCGCCGCAGGTGCGCCCGCTGGCGGTGAAGTTCATCCAGGAGCAGCGCGGCAAGATGGCGATCGAGGGCAAGGACCGCGCCGAGGCAGCGTCGAAGAGCCAGGAGGGCGTGGCGAAGCAGTTCGCGCTGGTGGGCAGCATCGCCGGCACGCTGGCGCAGCAACCGACGCGCGAAGCGGTGATGGCGGCCAAGGCGACGCTGCAGCGGCTGCGCATCGACCCGACGGTGCTCGACCTCCCCGAGGGCGTCGACCCCATGCAAGGCTACAAGCAACTGGCCGACGGTGCGATGACGCGTGCCCAGCAGATGCACGTGGCCGACCAGGGTGCTTCTCGCGCGGAGACCGGACGCCACAACCAGGCGATGGAGGGCAACACGGTGCGCGGCCAGGACATGACCGACGCTCGTGCACGAGAGATGGCCGCGGCGGCGCGCGCGCAGGCTTCGGCCACGCGTGCCGCGGGCGACGCGCAGGCCGGCGCGCTCGTCGGCAAGCGCACGACCGACGTCGAACTGAAGCTCGCCGACGACTACCGCACGCAGAGCAAGGGCTGGCAGGAGACGGCCGGGTCGATCAAGAAGATCAACGCGGCGCTGAAGACGGCCACGACCAACGCGGGGTCGGCGCTCGCCGCCGGCACGGCGTTCATGAAGCTCCTCGATCCGGGCAGCGTCGTGCGCGAGTCCGAGCTCGGCATGGCGCTCAACGCATCGGGCTGGATCGACCGCGCGCGCAACTGGGGCGCGAAGGTGCAGTACGGCGGGATCATGACGCCTCTGCAGGTGAAGAACCTGGGCGAAGCGGCCAAGGCGCTGTACGACGAGGCGGCGGCCACCCAGCAGCAGATCGACGCGGCATACGCCAAGCGGGCAAAGGACTACGGCGCGGACCCCTCGCGCGTCATCATCGACATGGGCCAGGGCGGCGGCGGCAAGGCGGCCGGCGGCGGACTGCAGAGGGCCCCGCAGGGGGCCGGCGTCGACTTCGTCTACACGCCGAGCAAGTAATGCCCAAGGTTCAGATCGAAGGGGTCGGCGTCGTCGCCTTCCCCGACACGATGTCGCCCGCCGAGATCCAGAAGGCGATCGAGACCGAGATCCTGCCCAAGAAGAACAAGCCGCTGGTCGGTGCGTCGCCGGTGGACCCGGCGCAGGCGTCGCGCGATGCGCTCGAGGGGGTGGGCCCTGACGAGCGCCTGATCGCCAACCTGGGCGCGGGGATCGACACCGCATGGCAGGGCGCCAAGTCGCTGTTCGGCGGCGGCCCGTCGAGTGACGACCTGAAGATCAAGCGGCAGCGCGACGCGGCGCTGGCCGAGAGCACGCCGCTCGGCGCCGCGGTGCAGTTCGGTGGCGAGATGGCGCCCGGCCTGGCCATCCCCGGCGGCGCCTTCGTGAAGGGCGCGCAGGGGGCCGTAAACCTCGCCAGGGGCGCGCAGGCGGCGCCGACGGCTCTCCGCCTCGGCGGGCGCGCTGCGATCGCTGACGCGGCCATAGGCGGCGGCGTGATGGGTGCGGCGCAGGCGACGACGGACGAGGAGTCGCGGCTGTTCAACACCGTGGCCGGCGCGGTCGGCGGCGGTGTCCTGCCGGGGCTGATCGCGGCCAAGGAATCGGTGCGCGAACTGCTGACCAAGAGCGGCGCGATGAGCAAGGCCGCGGAGCGCCTGGTGGCTGCCGTGGGCGGGCCCGAGAAGGCCGAGCAGGTGCTCGCCAAGCTGCGCTCCTACGCGCCCGGCGCGGTGACGCGCGACATCCCGATGGACGTGGCCGAGATCACCCAGGATCCGGCGCTGGCCCGCCAGGCGATCGCCGCCCGCACCCGGTTCACCGAGGACTGGGCGCCGTGGCGCAAGGTCAAGCACGACGAGCAGTACGCGGCGCTGCAGAAGGCGACCGCGGATGCGCCGAACGTGGGCCCCGCGAAGGCGGCGCGCGATGCGGCGGCGGACCCGTTGCGAGACGAGGCGCTGCGCGCGGCGGAGGGCGCCGACTACACGACGCCGGTCGAGGCCGCGGTGACCTGGATGCGCGAGGGCACGGGGGGCGCGAACCCGGCAGTCAAGTCGATCACCTCCTACGTCCAGGGCGAACTCGGCAACAAGAACATGTCGCCCGAGCGGCTCTACGAGGTGCGCAAGGTGTTGCTCAAGGGGCTCAACGGACCGACGAAGCTCGGCGACGATCTGGCGGCGGCGACGAAGACCGCGCGGCGCGAGACGATGGCCCTGGTGCAATCGATCGACGAGGCGCTCGACGGCGCGACCGGAGGGAAGTGGACGCCCTACCTGCAGAAGTACGCCAGCAAGTCGGGCGAGGTCGATAGCGCGACGGCGCAGAAGCTCATCCGCAACACGTTCGACCGCGAGGGCGCATCGGCCACGGGCGGCGTGCCTGACGTCACCGGGTTCCGGCTCGGCAAGGCCGTCGAGAAGCACGGCGAGAACGCGTACGGGGACAAGCTCGGGCCGGCGCGTGGCCGCATCGACGAACTGCGCGAGAACCTCGACATGTCCGAGGGGCTGATGAAGCTGATGCGCGGCACCGGCACGAGCGGGGGCGGCAGCAACACGGCGATGGATGCGGTCGGAGTCGCGGCGTCCGCGGCGGCCGACTCGGTGGCGCCGGCCACGATGGCCCTGCTGCGCCGGCTGGTAGCGCCGCTCGACAAGTCGGTGCAGGCGGCGATGTCCGACGCGCTGCGCAACCCCGAGGTGTTCAACGCGGCCGTGTCAAGAAAGCTAGCGCAGCGTCTACCGCTGACCAGAACCGAGGAAGCCGTGCTCGCACTGATTCGGCAAGTAGGGTCCGGCGCACCGCTCGCTGCAATAGAACCGAGACAGTAGCCGCCACGCCCCAAACCATCAGCAAACCCAAGGGGCGCAACATTCCCCGGAGGAATGCATCGTCCATCACCAGACTCTACACCGACATCGTGGACCCTCAAACAGTCGTCAGGGAGTCGTCGTGGATGATTCCAGCCCTGGTGGTCGGCGTCACGGTGCTGGGGGGGGTTGCGGCCGCTCTCATCGTCTGGATCGTCAACAAGGCAGTCAACCTCGCATCACAGTTCCGCGAGGACGTGATAGGGAGGCTCAATACGCAGGACCAGGAGCAGGCGGCGCAGCGCGAGATCTTGTCGTCGATCCGGGCGCTGTTGAAGGACGAGGTCCACAAGGTGCGCTCGAAGTTGTGGCACCACGAGACGCGGATCGGTCGTCTCGAAGAGCATAGCGGGCTGCCGATGATGCGTCGCTATGACGACCAGGATACTGGTGATTAACTGAACGAGGAGATGTCATGGGCTTACTCGAATTCGTCATCGCCGTCGCAGTGCTGGGTCTGGTCTGGTATCTGGTGACAACCTTCGTGCCGATGCCGGCGCCCGGCCATACGATCCTATCGGTCGTGTTCGTCGTCATCCTGCTGATCCTGGTCCTGCAGCTGTTCGGCGTCACCCACTGGCGCCTGCGAGGTTAGGTGCAGTCGGCGCTCAAGTACCCGTCGCTCCTGTCGTCGAACAATGTCCGCGCGTTCCTGCGCGTCATTCGCGAGGGCGAGAGCAACCAGGACGACGACGGCCCGGAGTCCGGCTACCGGGCCATGTATCACCCGCGCGAGCGCCGGTTCTGGACGGGGCCGCTGGAGGGGCCGCACCCGCGCGCATTTGAATCGCTGCCCGACGGCAGCGGGCGGCGCTCGTCGGCGTTCGGCGCGTACCAGTTCACCGCCACGACGTGGGATCGCGTCAACCAGAAGTACGACCTCGCCGACGACATCGGCGGTTACTCGCAGGACTGTCACGCTGTTGCGCTGATCTTCGATGTCGGTGCGCTCGACGACGTGATCGACGGGCGCTTCGACGACGCGCTGGACAAGTGCGGCACCCAGTGGGCGAGCCTACCTGACTCACCGCTCGAAGACGGTGGCAGCAAGGTCGACTACGAGCGCGCGCACGCAGTGTGGGTCCGCTACGGTGGCGGCGTGCCGGCGGTGATCTCGAGCTCGGCGCCGGTCGAAGAGCGCAGCACGCAGGCGCGCCAGGAAGACATCGACCGGATCAACAAACCAGAAGGGGAGCCCGTGGCCGCACCACTGCTATTCATCGTCCCGCTGTTGCAGTCTCTGTTCGAGGCCTTCTCGCCGCTCGTGCGCGCGAAAGTGCAGAAGGCGCTCGACAAGCAAGGCGTCGACGCTACGTCGTCGGGTGCGGTCGCCGACAACCTGATGGGCATCGTGAAGACCATCGCCGGGCAGGCGACGACGGCGGCCGGCGTCGAGCCGCGCGCTGCGGTCGCTGCGGCGACCGATCCGCTGGTGGCGACTGCGACGGTGAAGGCTTCGCCCGCGCTGATCGCCCAGGCCGAGTCGGCGATGTCGGACTACATCGACAAGATCGCGCCGATGCTCGCGCAGCTGGAGAGGCTCGAGCAGGGCTCGTGGGCGGCGAGCGAGGAGTCGATGGACCGCGCGGCGGCGCGCGCCAGGTCGGAGCCGGACACGATCGGGCAGCCCATCATGGCGATCAGTGCCGCGCTCGTGGCGCTGCTGGTCGTGTTCGCTTGTGGCATCGCCGCCTGGCAGGTATTCAAGCACGGCTCGCCGACGACCGAGGTCTGGGCGCAGATCGCTGGGCTGATAGGCTTCGGGACCGGCGTGTGGGTGACGATCGTGAGCTACCGCTACGGGTCGTCGCGCACGTCGCAGACGAAGGACTTCGCCATCGCTGAACTCTCACAGAGGCAGAAACCATGAACCAGTACTCCAACGCACCGGCAGGCTATCCCGACACGTCGTACAGCGGCTACCCGCTGTTCTACCCGATCGGCGGTGACGGCAAGCCCGCGGGCCCGCCGCGCCTGTGGTTCGAGGGCCAGACGTTCGCCGACGAGGACGAGATCGAGGTCTACAAGCGGCGCAACAAGCGGCGCGACGAGAACCTCGCGGCGTGGCAGAAGGCGTACGACGAGGAAGTGCACCACGGCTACTTCCCCGCCACGTCGATCACCCAGGAGGAGGGGTGGCACTTGCGGCAACTCTCCATGCAGAAAGGCGACTCGATCTGGTACGTCGCCTGCAGCGGATTGAACGTCGACATCAACCGGAACAAGAACGACGCCTTCTACAACCCGGCACCCGATGGTTGGACCTACGCGATCGACAACACGCGCTTCTCGCAGTACCCCGAACTGTGGCTTACCGAACCCGGAGACGACTGATGGACCTGATGGAGATGGTGTCGCGCATCGTCGGCGCGGCCAAGCGCAAGCCCGCCCAGGGCGAGCCGCAACCGCAGCAACCGCAGCCTCAACGGCAGCCGAGCACGGCGCAACTCGTCAGCGGCACCAACCGCCAGCGGTGGACCATGTACGCGGAAGCGGAAGCGAACGAGGGCCGCGACCCGCTGCCGTACGCCGAGTGGCTCAAGCGGCAGCAATAGGAGGCGCGCGTGGCCGAAGCTCGCAACATCCCCCGCTCGCTCACCCAGCAGGCCTACGGAGGCCTGGGCACGACGCTCAAGCAGGTGCAGGACTGGGTGCGCGAGCGCACCAAGCTCGGCGACCGCGAGTACGTGCACGGGGTCGGGTACATGGACGTGCCCGAGTTCCTGCGCGGTGCGTCGCCGGCTGACTTGCTGGGCGACCCTGGCGGGGCGCTCGAGGACTGGTCGTACGGGTTCGGGCCGGTGCGCCTGGCGGAGGGCAACCAGGGCCCGCTCGGGATGCTGGCCGGCGCCAAGGTGGACCCGCGGATCCCCGACGTGCTGGGCCTCCTGACGGGCGCAGGGGCCGCGCGCAACGTCGGCGGACGTGCACTAGGCAAGGCGCTGGAGAAACCGCTGGAGCGCGTTCTAGGGGCCCTGGAGGGCACCACGCTGCACCCAGACTTCACCGGGATGGCGCAGGCGATCCCGTGGGGCCCGAAGGAGTCGCAGAAGTTCGTCAGGCGGGCGAAGGCGTCCGACGGTGCCACGGTCGACATGGAGACGGGCAAGGGGCTCACCCTCGGAGAGACCCAAGAGCCCGGCTACGCCGTGGCGCGCCGCGGCCCCGCGCCGACGAAGAAGAAGTTCGAGGACGTGGCGCCAGACCTTGACGCCAAGCGCGTCGACGAATTCGTCCGCCGCAACCGCGAGGCCCTTGAACAACCCGGCGCGAAGCTGGGCGCGTGGAAGGACGACGGCAAGTGGTACCTCGATGTCAGCGAGGTGCAGCCCGAGCGGCTCGGTGCCGCCAACGCGACGATCAATCGCGGCGAGCGGGCGGCATTCAACACCACGTCTCACCCGCGCATGTCGGGCGAGAATTTCGTCACCGCGCCCTACGTCAGCGAGCCGTTCCCGACGTTCGACTCCGATCGTGCGCTGCGCAAGCTGGCCACGCTGCAGGATCCGCCGCCGCAAACAAAAGCGCCGGCAGTGCGCGTGAAGAGCGCCGCGCGCGGGAAGCCGCGCCCCGACGAACTCGTGGCGAAAGCGGAGCAGCAGGTGGCGCCCGAGAGCCCGCTGCTCAAGGAGCTATTCGGCGTCGATCGGCAAGACCTCGACACGCTCACGCACCAGGCGCAGCGCGGCGACAACGCGATCGACGTGTACAGCCCGACGCGCCCGCCGTCCTACCTTGAAGGCGTGATGACGCCGACCAACAAGGCATGGCTGCGCGAAGTGCTCGGCCGCGCTGGCGAGAGTGACAAGCTCGCCGGTAGCTATGGCTGGTACCACGTCGACCCCTACGTGCGAAAGTACCAAGAGATCCTCGGCGACGAGGAGGGGCTGCGTCGCTACCTGATCGACAACCAGTTCGGTTCCGCGTTGTCCCCGATGTCCGCCGTCGAGCCCGAGATCACGCGCTCGTCGATCGCGGCCATGATGGACAAGCAGGGGCGCCTGCCGGACTTCTTCGATCCGAAGAATCTGCCGGCGGGCACCGGGCACATTGCCCATACGTCGGCGCATTCGCGCGGGCTGCAGCGGTACCTGGAGAAGGGCGACGTTTTCTCGCCCGACCTCGACGACGCAGTAAAAACGCGCATCTACAACGAGTCCCGCCTGCCGAGCGATATGGCCAACTTCTTCTGGCCGACCGGGGACGCCCACTGGGTGCGCGCGATGGGCATCGACAAGGTGCGCCCGCACAAGTCGGTGAAGGGGAAGTCGGGGCCAGACCGCTCAAGCGTCGGGGCGACAGAGTACGAGCCGGCGGCGCGATTCTTCAACTCCGCCGCGGAAGCAGAGGGCATGATGGGGTCGCCCGCGCAGGCGCTCATCTGGAACGCCGCGGCCCCGTACACGGGCGTGAAGACGAAGATCGGCGCGCCCTACCTGGAACTGGTCGCGAGGCGCGCGCAGGCTGCGGCAAAGCGCCAGGGCGTGACGCCAGAAGAGGCGCTGGTGAATCACATTCTCGGCAAGGACTACCTCGGCAAGATCGACCCCGAGCTACTTGCCATCCTCGGCGGCGGCAGTGCTGCCGGGCTCGGTCTCCTCGGCGGTGCGCGGGAGTTCCTCCGCGAATAGTTCGAGCATGAACTCCCGCGCTTTAGCGCGACGCGCTTCCTCGGCCCTCTGGCGGAGCCACTTCGCCTTGATGGCGAGCGGGTGCAGGTGGCCGGCGAGCACTCACGCGCCCCCGTACGCCTCGCGCACTTCGACACGCGCAATGTGATCCGCCAGTGATTCGGCGTACTCGTCGGGCGTTTCCGTCCACGAGAAGTCGCGGTGCCCCCAGGCACGCGCCGTGCGCTGCAGTTGCAACACCCACGCAGGCGAGCGCATTAGCGCCCCCACTGGAGGATGAGCCAAACCCAATCGAACATCCACGGCAGCATCGGCAGTGCAGCAACGAACAGCTTGGTCAGCATGTCGAATCTCCTTTGGTTGGTGCTGCATCACTACTCTACTCCCCCTCCCCCTGCGCCGCGCGGGCGTCACATGCGACACAGCCTTTCCCGCCGCAACGCTGGCAGGGGCCGTCATCAACCGCCGGTAGCGCGAGGCTGTGTAGAAACTCCGACAGCCGCGTAGCTTCCTGCTCGGTCAAGTCGCGGGGCAGCAGCAATTCGACGGAAAACTTGCCGAGCGGGTAGGTGTACGTCAGATACCTTCGCCCACCTGTTTCTAGCGGTGGCGGTATGCTTCGCCGCATCACTCCCCCTGCGCCGCGCGGGCGGCGTCCGCGTGGTATCGCGCCAGAAGTTCGTCGTGACCGTTTTCGCGCGCCCACTGTCGCCACCGCTCCGCATCGCGCAGCACCGACTCCAGCGCGGCAGCGCGGGCCGTAATCTTCTCCGCATCCATTGGCAACATCCACGACCGCGAAGCGTCCCAACGGGCATCATCAATCTCCGCTTGCACAATCTCTGCGTCAGTCATGACGATCCTCTAGCGCGGCGTCTACGTCCGCCAGTATGTCCGCGCTATGCCGTCCGATGCCGCCTCTCATGTAGTGGCTGCAATCCCGCAGCAGCGCCAGCAGACGGTCGCGGTCGTTCTCAGCAGCCGCAGCGCGCGCACCTAGTTCGCGATAACCGTCAAGCGATTGCGCCGCAGCCTTCTCGACCATCTGCCGAAGCTGCTCGCGTGCAGCGTCGCGCTCGGCCTCTGCGCGCTCGGCGCGGTGCGTTTGGCGCATCACTTCGCCGTCGCACGCTTTGCGATAAGTCGCGTTAAATTCATCCCGCTCCCGCAGCGCGGCGGCGGCTTCGCGAAATAACGCAGCCTCTACGTTGAGCAGTGAGCCCCGGTTCGCCGCGTCTCGTAGCCGCGCGATCAGGTCGTCAGTCATCATTTCTGCTTCAGCGGATACTGCTCATCCTTAACGCTCTTGAGCACGGTGAGCTTGCGGTGGCGCATGAAGTAGTAGATGCAATTCTGCACCTTGAGGAAGGTCTCGCGCCACGCTTTCGTCGGGACACCGCTGGTCTCGATCAGCTTGTTGCGCAGCGTGATCGCCGCCGTGTCGCCCTCGCCGTTCCCGTACCCGGTGGAGAGTACCTGGCCGAACTCGGCGAGCCGCTCGTGGTTGCCCTCGTACACGTAGGCGCGGGCGATGGCGGCGGTGACGCAGACGTTGTGCAGGTTGCGCCCGCGAGTGCCGTGCGCGATCGCCCAGCGGGCCTCGTCCCCGTGCTTCGCGATGAGATCGAGGCGCTGCGAGTTAGAGAGCCGGCCGGTGGTGCGGTCGCCCGTGGCGAACGCGCGGACGACGCCGAGCAACTCGTTCGACAGGTCGTCGTTCATGCCGCTGATCTTGGCGTTGTCGACCAGCGTGCGTGGCGCTCCCGTGTCGATGTTGAGCCCGGCCTGGCGGGGGAGGCCGCGCATGATCGTGAACGTCGTGGAGAAGTCGGACTCGACGATGGCCCACAGACGGTGCTGGCCGTCGGCCAGGTCGCCGTCGTCGTAGAACGCGATCGGGGCGGTGCACACGGTCCACTTCCCTGCACGCATGTCGGCCGCGTACTGCTCGGCGACGCCCTCGCGTAGCCGGCGGTTGTTGTGGTTCGCGTTGAGCATCGACGCGGCCTTCTTCGGGGTGATCTTCTCGACTGACACTTCGACGGTCATGGCTTGTCTCCGGTAGTTGCGGCGGCGTTCGCGAGCACGGCGCGGGCTTTTTGCCGTGCACGGAACGCGTCAGGGTCGCCGTGGCTAGCGGCGTTGTGGTACTCGCGCCCCTTGTGAAGGGGCACGGCCGGGTAGATGGCGCGCGGCAGGGCTTGCGATGCGGCCCAGCCGATGGCGATCGATGCGCGGTAGTCGTCGTTCATCGCTTGGCTCCCCGGCGGAGCATGGCGTCCGCGTAAATGTAGGCGCGCCGCGCGTCGTTCACGGCAAAGTCCTGCACGGCCAAGTCGCCGACACCAATCGAGTCGAGGGTCGGGTCAATGCACCCCTCGTGCGCGAGGATGCCGATCAGTGCAGCGGCGGCGAACATGTCGCGCCGCCCGTCGTCTTCGTTCATCGCTTCTCTCCTTCGTTGGTCGGCATGTTGTCGTCTCCGGTGATCATGTAGTGGCGCCACTTGCGAGCGTCGGCGAGCAGTTCCTCCGCCTCGTGCAGGAGGATCGGCAAGGAGTCACCGAAGCGGTACTCCTTGTTCTCCTTGGCGTGCGCGATACGTTTCGCCAGGTATCGCAGATCGTCGTCGGTCATGGCGCACCATTCACGAGGAATGCCTTCGCGGCTTTCGCTGCGGCAGACAGTCGCAGCGCGATGGAGTACATGACCGGGTGGCCCTCCAAGCCATCAATCGCTGCGAGGAGTTCAAGGACGTGGCTGCGGAGCAGCTGGTTGTCCGCGTACAAGCGCGGCGCTTCGTCGACGATGGCGGAGCGCAACTTCTCGGCCGCCGCTCTGGGGTCGAATGATGATTCCGTGGCCGCGAGCGCGGCGGCGTCCCTGACCCCGCAGGTGCACCACGCCAGCCGCTTGCGTAGAAGGTCGCGCTCGGCCACCAACTTTTGCCATTCCGATGCTGGCACTGGCTGGCCAGTCCACTGGAGTGCATCGGCGGTGATCGCCAGCGCGGCGGCAAGGCATAGCGGGCACTTGCCGTCCGCGCAGGCCGTCTCTTGTTCGGCGAGGTCGTGCGTACAGGTCATGGCATACACTCCGCGAGGGCAGCGAACGAATTGAGGATGGCGTCGACGCGCTTCGTCCTGGGCTTGCCGCGGGCTTCTGCGGCGCGCGCTCGCGCGTTCTCGCGGCGCAGGCAGCCGCACGACTGCGTCCACCCGGCCTGCAGGAATTGCGCGCGGACGACGCACAACGTGCCGCAGTCGCACACGCACCGCCACCGGGCCCCCTTCAGGACGGCCGGCGCCAGTGAGAGGACGACCAGCCGCCCGTAGCGTTGCCCGGTGCGGTCTTTCGCTTTGCCGGCCATCACGCGGGCGCTCCGACGAACGCGTCGAACATCGCGTCGACCTCGGCGAGAAACTCCTCGGCATCCTTTTCGATGTCGGCGATCGCCTGGGGTGTCGGGATGAAGCGGCGAATGATCAGCTGCTGGTCGGGTCCGCCGCGGATGCGCGGGTCGTACGCGCAGAAGTCGCACCACTTGCGGCCGGTGACGGCGATCTGGAGGAGGATCTGCTGCAGGTGATCCTCGGGGATGCCCGGATCCATCTTCCAGGCGATGAAGACCGGCGTCGTCGGGCACTTGACCTCGATCAGCCCGTCGCTGCCGACGAGCCCGTCTGGGCTGGAGGAGAGGTTCTCGATGCGCGGGTGCGGGATCGACACGTACTCCAGTGCTTTGACCAGCTGCCCCGTGTAGGCCTCGTAGGCGGCGATGGCGGGCGCCTGCTGCTCGATGCCCCAGCGCATGGCGTCGTTGACGTAGTGCTTCACACTGTCGCCCGTGAGGCGCTCGGCGATGATCTCCTGCGCGTACTTGCCGCGGTCGGTCGACCATCCGCCTTTCTTCAGGCGGGTGAGCGCGCGCGGCGCGCACGACGCGTTGAACTTGCCGGCCCGCTCAAGGAGCCAGGCGGCGATGGCATCGTCGCGTTCTTCAGGCGACATTGCTCACTCCGTCGGCGGTCTTCTTCAGCGCCACGAGTTCGCCGGCCAGCGCGATGCGCGTGTGCTTGTCCTGCTGCTCCCACGCTTCGCGTAGCGCGTCGAGGCCTTGCTTGGCCACGTCGCGCAGCTGCTCCAGGGCCGCCTGCTGCTCGGCGGTGAAGGTCGCCGGGACCAGGTCCGTCTCGTCGTCCGCTTCGCCGTCGAGCGTCTGCCCGGCGACGGGGATGGCGAAGGCCTGCATCACGGCGTACTTGTACGCGGCCGACATCGCCTTGTTGGTGGCCTTGTCGGCGGAGTCCATCGCCTCCCCGTATATCGGCCCGACACGGAGCGCGCTGCCGTCGTCGGCGGACGTGAGGTCGAAGACCATCTTGACGGTCACGTAGAACAGCGCCTTGCCGGTGCCGCTCTTGCGCTCGACCACTTCGCGCTCCAGGCACTGCGGGACGATGAACAGCCGCGCGGCGACGAGGGCCGGCGCGAGAGCGTTGTAGAAGTCGTCGATGCCGCGGAAGCGGTAGTCCTGCTGGGCGTTGACGCGATCCTTCGCCACGCCCTCGCGCGCCATGCGCGTGGCGACGGTGAGGATGGCGGCGTACACGAGCCCGGAGCGGGATGGCAGGCCGTCGTGGTCACTCATAGCGGCGGTCTCCTGGGCGGTTGCCGGTGGCCCACTCGTGGTTGGCTTCGACGACGCCCTCGCCATCGCACGCGGGGCACGGGTACTCGATGTCGCTGCCCTGCAGGCACTTGGTGACGGTGTAGTAGCCGGCGCAGCGGCGGCACGTCACGAGGGGCGGCTTGCCGGCGAAGGCCTGGTAGGCGCTTTGGTACGGGTTCATGGTCACTCCTCGATGAGGCGGCCGGTTTCGATGTCGTACACGCCGGCCTCGACAGAGAGCATGAAGTCGGCGTGGTCGAAGTCGCGTACGCAACGCTGCGCGGTCGGCGTGGTGACATCGCCGCACCACACGAGCGCGTGCAGGGCGCCCGTGCAAGCGAATGCGGTGAGGTCGCGCGCGTAGGCGCGTTCCCTGTAGTCGTCCCAGTTCATTCTGCGTCTCCCAGATGGTTGATGGCGTCGATGATCTGCCACGCGTAGCGGTGCTCGACGTAGCGGGTGTCGCCCAGTGCGGGCCCGTCCTGCACGTTCTCGTCCCACCAGCTGCGGGCTTCTGCGGTGAGCGGCTGGAAGCCGACGAGGGTGCCGTGCGAGACGATGATGAAACCGTTGAGGTTCATGGCGTGAGCCTGGTGTCGTTAAGATGGGGGAGGCACTTGCAAGGGGTGCGCCGGCCAGGCACGACGGGCACGCCGCACTCCACGCACCGCCACGGGCCGACGGCGCCAAAGTTCTCCGGGTCGCGCAGATAGCGCGCGATTTCGCGCAACCTGGCGAGGGGGACGGGCTTCGTGCGGTTCATGGCGTGAGCCTCCTACCAGTACTTGACGCGCGCGACGAAGCGCGGGTCGATGAGTGACGGCCAGCGGCTGATACTGTCGCCGGTCAAGACCGCATCGGGCTGACGGGCGAAGACGGTACGCGCAATCGCTTGCTCCGAAATGCCGACGATCGCGGGGAGCCCGAACACGTCTTCCGGCTGCGGGTGCGAGAAGTCGAGCGACCCGTCGGGCTGGCGCTTTTCGATCACGTAGCTGCGGTTCATGCTGCGGCCCTCATGATGGTGAGACGGGCGCGACCGGCAGCGGCGCGTGCGCGGGCTGCCATGGCCAGCCGGTAGTCGCCGCGCATCTCGAGCACGGCGGCGTTGATCAGGTCGCGGATGATGCGGCGCCGGATGTTGCTCATGACGTCACCCGGCGCCGACGCGCGAGGAGGCTGGCCATGTACGCGCCCAGGTTCGTGTAGCCGCCGATGCGGGCGAGGAGGATGCTGGCGGCTTCGTCGACCATGACGCACTCCTCTTGCTGGACTCCCCAGAGGTCGTACGCGAGGGCCTGGATCGCTTCGTCGCTGGGGACGAAACACCCCTTGCCGGCGTAGTGCCGAAGCATCTGCTCGGCGCGGTGCGAGTGGATCGTGCGTGGCTTCATGGTTTATCCCTCCACCTTGGCGAGCGCAGCGCGGGCGAGGTGGGCGCGCATGTGCCGCTCCAGAGCGGCATCGATTTGCACGATGAGAGCCGCGTAGGCGCGCTTTATGCTGTACGGGAGTTCGTCCGGGCCGTCCGGGTCCACGAAGTACGCGGCGTCGCGGCGCATGGCGAACACGACGGGGAGCTTGATCTGGAGGCGTCCGGGCCCGTCCGGGAACTCATCGCCGCAGAAGACGCCCCGCGTCGTGTACTCGTTGTTCATGGTTTCGCTGACGTAGATGTAAACGAAGTCGGGCGTGTGCTTGGTCATCGTCTGTCCCCTAGTCTTGGTGGCCGATCGCGTCGACGATGTCGTGGGCGGCGAGCCACAGAATGCGTGCGCGGTTGGCGGCGTCGTCGAGCAAGTCCTTGTCGTCCCACGCCCCGTAGCCGGCGAGTTCGCGGCGGATCGCGTCGGGGCTGATGGCGTCGAACTGGCGCGCGATCGAGGGCTTGGCGAGCAGCGCGGCGACATCGGCGTCGCACTGGCCCTGATGCGTGGCGGAGCGCGCCTCGCGCGGGTTCAGGTGGATCTCGAAGCCTTCAAAGACGGCGGCGATCATGACCGCTCCTCGCGGCGCTCGACCGACACGAGCGGGAAACCGTAGCCACTGTTGTGCGCGCCGCCCACCGGCAGGTACGACGGCGCGTCGATGCAGTACCCGGCGTCGGTGTAGCCGAGGTCAGTGGTTTGCGTGCGGCGCTCCCACGACAGGTTGCCGCGGGCGGCGAGGAGGCGGGTGCCGTAGACAGGGGTGGAGGCGATCACGGTTGCTCCTAGCGGTACTGGGGGGCGAAGTCTTGGAAGCCGGGCAAGTCGGCGATGTACTGGTCCTCGCCGTCGTCGTCGAAGCTGATCGGCTCGGCGAGCGGACCGCTGCGACCGGAGAACGCGATCGAACCGTCGGCCATGACGCGGGCTTCCGCTGCGCCAGCTTCGCGGGCCATCTTGGCGAGTTGCTTCTTGGTGAGGTTCATCTGGATTCCCTTGGTTTCGTTACAGCCCGAATATAAGGCCCGCCTAATTCGGTGTCAATAGGTTCGCCTAATTTATTTTTGCCCGTGTGGTTGACTCGTCACAGAAGGTTCACCTACACTGCGCGGTATGACTCCAGAAGACCTGATCGCCTACTTCCACGGCGTCTCCGCGACGGCCGAGGCTTTCGGCATCAGCCCCCCCAGCGTCAGCGAGTGGAAGTCGAACGGGCGCGTGCCGGTCGGCCGGCAGTACCAGGCCGAGGTGCTCACTCGTGGCCGGCTACGCGCTGACCGTGCCGACAAGCGGCCGGCCCAGACCGACGGACGGTAGTCGTGGCGGCGCGACGCGCTCGGCGCGACTGGATCCCCGAGGACGAGGTGGAGGCCGTCGCCATGTACCGGGCGGGGAGCACCCTGCGCGAGATCGCCGAGTGGCTCGGGCGGACCAGCAGCGCGGTCTGGTCGAAGCTCGGCCAGCACGGGGTGGAGATGCGGCCCCCCCGCAAGCGGACGCGGGGGCAGGCGTGAGCCGCGGCCACTTCTGGGCGTGGGCCCTGGTCACGCTGGCGGTCTTCTTCTGGGGCCTGGTCGTCGTCGCCATCCACGCGCCGCTGCTCGCCACGATCATCGTGCTCGTGGTCGTCTACGGGCTCATCCTGATGTTCGAGGACGCCGGGCTATGAGGGCCGCCAAGGTCGACGCCAACCAGGGCGACATCGTCGAGCCGCTGCTCGCGATCGGCGCCTCGGTGCAGTCGCTGGCCCGTGTCGGCAACGGCTGCCCTGACCTGTTGGTCGGCTGGCGCGGGCACAACGTCGTGATGGAGGTGAAGATGCCCGGCGAGAAGCTCAACGCCGTGCAGAAGCCCTGGCACCGCGACTGGAAGGGGCGCTCGCACGTCGTGCGCTCGTTCGACGAGGCGCTGGCCGTGCTCAAGGCGTACGCGTGACAGACAACATCTACCGGCAGCTCGCCTGGGCGCTGGTGCGCGTCTCCGCCAACGTCGACGCGAAGGCTTGGCGCGAGACCGTGCGCGCCGCGGCCCATCTCGAATTCGTGCACCGCTCCCTGGGCCAGAAGTTCCGGTGGGTTAGACCAAGGCCTCTAACCCAGCGGCGCCTGCTCCGCTACCCCTATGACTGACTGCCACGTCTGCGGCGAGCCCCGCGTGCAGCACCGGCGCCTGCCGATTGTGCGCTGCGTCAACGCGCTCTGCTCGGCGTACTGCTACTGGTTCACGATCGAAGTGAACAAAGGAAAGCCGGCGGCTAGGGTGATCACCGAAAGCGTGGGAGCCCTCCCCGCGTTGCCGCCGGCCCCTTATCGAGGGAACGGGTGAGAGGGAACCATGCCAGACCGAATTATTCGCGACGAGGCGCTGAAGTCTGACGCGCTGCTCGGGCTGAAACGCAACACGCACCGCTTGGCGTTCATCGCCTGCGTGCTGGAGGCTGACGACCTCGGCAACTTCGAGGCCGGGCCGGGCGCTCTGTGGCGCTTGTGGCGTGACTGGCTGACGCTGACCGACCGCGCCCAGGTCGCCGAGATCATGTCCGCGTTGTGCGACGCCGACCTCGTGCGCATGTACGACGTTGACAACAAGCGGTACGCGCACGTGCCGAAGTTCAGGCAGCGGTTGCGCTACATAAACGGCAAACACCCGCGCCCACCCGACCCGGTCGAGTGCAAGGAAATCAAGGAGCTTGTCCGCGAAAAGTCGGCACACGGACCGACTAAGGTCGGACCAGTGACAGTCTACAGTCAGACTGCAGTCGACAGAAGTGAAGTGAAGAGAAGTGAAGTGAAGAGAAGGGATGCAAGGGAAACACGACGCGCTCCGCGCGTCCCCATTCCCGTAGGTTTTGGAATCTCTGACCGGGTCCGGGCGTGGGCGGCAGCGAAGGGCCACTTCCTGCTCGACCAGCGCCTCGAGCACTTCGTCAGCCAGGCACGAGCGAAGGGCTACACCTACGTCGACTGGGACGAGGCCTTCATGAACGCCATCCGCAAAGACTGGGCCGGCCTTGCCGGCGCGGGTAAGCCCAACCGGGTGGCGCTATGAGCCAGCACTTCATCGACCCGGCCTGGATCATCAACGCCGGCCGCGAGCTTTACCTGTCCGGCGGCCTGCCGCGCGGATCGAGCACCGGCTGGCGCTGCGTCGACGAGCTCTACACCGTCTCGCCAGGCCAGTGGACCGTGGTCACCGGGATGCCGCAGTCGGGCAAGTCAGAGTTCGTCGACGCGATGCTGATCAACCTGGCCGCCGACAGTGGCTGGCATTTCACCGTCTTCTCGCCCGAGAACCACCCGACGGAGACGCACCTGGTCAAGCTCGTCGAGAAGCGTGTCGGCAAGCCGTTCGGTCCAGGCCCCACGCCACGCATGACCGTCGCCGAGTACGACGCAGGCGCCGCCTGGGTCTGCGAGCGGATCCGCTTCCTGCACCCGAAGAGCCAGGACTTCTCGCCAGAGAACCTGATGGCGACCGCCGTCGCGCATCGCAGGATCGGCGTGCCGTTCGGCGTCGTGCTCGACCCATGGAACACCATGGACCACGACCGCCACGGGATGACCGAGACCGACTACATCTCGTGGATGCTCGGCCACGTCGTGCGCATGGTGCGCGAGTTCCACGTCCACTGCTGGCTCGTCGTACACCCGGCGAAGATTTTCAAGAACAAGGACGGCTCGATCCCGGTCCCGCGACCGTACGACATCAGCGGATCCGCGCACTGGTACAACAAATCGGACAACATCATCACCGTGCACCGCGACCAGACCGACCCAGACTCGGACGAGGTGCAGATCCACGTCCAGAAGGTGCGCCACAAAGCGAACGGGCACCTCGGGCTCGCGACCCTGCGCTACCGCAAGACCACCGGCACCTACGTCGACGTGCCCTACATCCGCGACGTGATGACCGGCAAGGCCGAACGCTATGCGTGACCTGTCAAGAAAACTCGAGACTTTTTCGATCGACCAGTTTGTCGACGACCTCCGCGCCCTGGGCATGGGCGCTTACCGCATGACCACCAACCTCACCACTGGAGAGACCGTGCACGCTGGCAGACCCGTCCCCGATCGCCGTGTACCCCCCGTTCCTGGCGTGCCCGACACGTCAGCACCCGGCGGCGACCTGGGGTTCCCCGGCCGTGATCTCTAAGCGCACCTGCGGAAACTGCCGCCATGCACTCCCCGTCGACCACGAAACCGCCAAAGCCCACAAGCCCGCCCACGTTGTCCGCTGCCGCTGGGACCGCGCTCTCCCGCCTATGGGCGAGCACCAGACGTGCCGGCTCACGCCCCCGAAGCATGAGTTCGACCACTCCTGACCCCGCCCTCGTCGAGCGGTGCGACAACTGGGGCGACGTGGTCCGCTGGCGCCGGCTGCCAGGCCACGCCGTGTCCGTCGAAGGCTGGTTTCGCGCCCCGCGCGGCGCCGAGGTGGACTGGGAGACCCTCGCACCGCCCCGCAATCGGCCCAAATTCGACCTACACGACGCGCAACGGGTGGAGGATGGGGTATGCACCCTCCCGCTCTATCCGCACGCGCTGTTGAGGCTCTGGCACGTCCACCGCTGGGATCCGGGCGCCTGCCTCCGGGTCGCCGCCAAGGCTGCCGGCGAGCGCCGCGGCACCATCCGGGGCTTCGACGCCTCCCTCGACCTGGCCTACAAGCTCCTGGCCGCCGCGCTCCTACTCCCCGATGTCATCCGCAAGCAACGGGCCCGCGCGATCGTCAACCACGCCATCCTCGGGGCTATTGACGCCGTCGACTGACGATCCCATAATCCCCCCACAATTCGCCCCCCGGCATTCGCCGCGCGTGCAGCCATTCTTGGAGGGCTGCGCGTCGGCGCCGGAAACACATAAGCCCAGCTAAACACTGGGCTTTTTCTTTGGAGTGTCAGCGAGATGGGCAAGTAACTTGGCCGCCGCAATCGGCAACCAGTACGCCGCAAAGGAGCGCGTTTGGCGCAGCGCGATCGAGCGGGCACTGGAGAAGCGCAGCGCGCACGGGCGCATCGCCGCGCTCGACGAGCTCGCCGGCAAGCTGCTCGACCGCTGCCACGAGGGCGACATGGGCGCGCTGAAGGAGCTTGGCGACCGTCTCGACGGAAAGCCTACGCAACCGCTGACGGGTGAGGGCGGTGGCCCAATCGTGCTGCAGGTAAGCGCGGTTGATGCCGAGCTTTAAGCTCACCGAAAAGCAGACGGCCGCAAACGCACTGCTCGCCGGCCCGGCGACGCACTGCATGATGTTCGGCGGCAGCCGCTCGGGCAAGACGTTCCTCGCCGTGCGCGCCGTCGTGATGCGCGCGGTGAAGGCGCGCCGCTCGAGGCACGCGATGATGCGCTTCCGGTTCAACTCGATCGTGTCGGCGATCGTGATGGACACGTTCCCACGGGTGATGGAGCTTTGCTACCCCGAGGTCGACTACCAGATCAACCGCTCGCAGTGGTTCGCGCGTACGCAGAACGATAGCGAAGTCTGGTTCGGTGGGCTCGACGAGAAGGAGCGGACCGAGAAGGTGCTCGGCAACGAGTACGCGACGATCTTCCTCAACGAGTGCAGCCAGATCCCGTGGGCGAGCCGCAACCTGGCGCTCACCCGCCTGGCGCAGCGCGCGACGGCGATCGTCGGCGAAGTGACCAAGCCGCTCGCGCTGAAGATGTACTACGACTGCAACCCGCCTGACCGCGCGCACTGGACCTATCGCGCGTTCGTGCAAGGGATCGACCCCGAGTCGCGCGAGCCACTGCGCAATCGCTTCGACTACCGGGCGATCCAGATGAACCCGAGGGACAACCTCGACAACCTGCCCGAGGGCTACATCGCGACGCTGGAGGGCATGTCGGCGCGGATGCGGCGGCGCTTCCTCGACGGCGAGTTCCGCGAGGCAACGCCGGGTGCGTTGTTCCCCGAGGAGCACCTGGACCGCTGGCGTGTCATCGACTCGCCCTTGCCAGACATGCAGCGCATCGTCGTGGCCGTCGACCCGTCCGGTGCGGACGATGTCGACAACGCCGAGAACGACGCCATTGGGCTCGTCGTCGCGGGGCTCGGCACTGATGGCAACGGCTACCTGCTCGAGGACCTGACGCTGCGCGCGGGCCCGGCAAGCTGGGGCAAGGTGGCCACGAATGCGTACGACCGGCACCGCGCCGACGTGATCGTGGGCGAGGTGAACTACGGCGGCGCGATGGTCAAGCACGTGATCCAGACCGCGCGGCAGAACACGCCGTTCCGCATGGTGACCGCGAGCCGCGGCAAGGTCGTGCGTGCGGAGCCGATCTCGAGCTTGTGCGAACTGGGCAAGGTGCGCTTGGTTGGCTACTTCCGCGACCTCGAGGAGGAGCTTGCGGGCTTCACCACGAGCGGCTATGTCGGCGAACGGTCGCCGAACCGGGCCGATGCGATGGTCTGGGCCTTCTCGGAGCTATTCCCCGGCATGGTGTCCAGCACCGAGAAGGACTACGTATTCGGGCGTCCGCCATCAGGCGGCACGCTGTTCCCCATGGGCAGGTAGGACGACAGGACCAATGGCCGACGAGTCCCCCGACACGAAGACAAGCGAACCGGGGGACGACGAGGTGCTCGCCCGTGCCAATGAGCGGTTCGCGTACGCCGAGGAGGCCGACGGCGACAACCGCAAGGCGGCGCTCGACGACACGCGCTTCGTGTACAAGCGTGGCGAGCAGTGGGACCAGGACACGCGCGCCAAGCGCAAGAAGTGGCGCCTGCCGAGCCTGGAGTTCAACCAGCTGAAGCAGTTCGTCAGCCAGGTCGTGAACGACCAGCGCCAGGGACGCCCAGGCATCAAATTCTCGCCGGCCGGTGGTGACGCGAGCGAGAAGGTCGCGCAGCTGAAGCAGGAGCTTGTGCGCGGCGTGGAGGTGAAGAGCAAGGCCGAGGCCGCGTACGACACGGGCTTCCTGCACGCTGTTGTCGGTGGCCGCGGGTACTGGCGGATCCGCTCCGACTACGAGTCGAAGAAGAGCTTCAACCAGTGCCTGAAGATCGACGTGCTGACGGACCCGCAAGCGGTGCGCATCGACCCTGACTACCAGGAGCCGGACGCGTCCGACATCAAGTGGGGCTTCGTCACCGAGAAGATTCGCAAGTCGGACTACGAGCGCCGCTTCAAGGGCGCGCCGCTCTCGTGGGCGACGACGGAAGAGACCGCGCTCTGGTACCCGACGAGCAATAAGCAGGTCGTCTTCATCGCCGACTACTATGAGATCGTCGAGTCCGAGGACGAGCTCGTGCTGCTCGACGACGGCGCGGTGCTCTGGGCCGATGAACTCGTGCGCGACCAGAAGGCCGGCAAGGTGGACCCCAAGGCGCGGGTGACGAAGACGCGCAAGGCAACGCGTACGCGCTGCGACTGGTACACGCTGGGGGGCGGCGAGCGGGTGCTGGAGCGGCACCCGTGGAAGGGCGCGTACGTGCCGATCGTGGCCTGCATTGGCGACGAGGTGGTGATCGATGGCGAGCGCATCTACCAGGGCCTGATCCGGCCTGCGCGCGAGCCGCAGCAGCTGCTCAACTACGGCATGACGCAGATGGCCATCAGATTGAGCCAGACGCCGAAGGCGCCGTGGGTCGCGGCGAAGGCGGCAATCAAGGGCTTCGAGACGCTCTACGAGTCGAGCAACGAGGAAGAGTACGCCGTCCTGCCGTTCAACCACGTCGACGCGGCCGGCAACGCGATTCCGCAGCCCACGCGCCAGCCTGGCAGCGACCTCGACGTGGGCTGGGCGAACTGGGTGCAGACGATGCAGTCGCAGATTCGCTCGACCATCGGCATGTACGAGAACAACCTCGGGATGCGGGCGCAGGAGACCAGCGGCAAGGCGATCCTCGCGCGTGAGGCGCAGGGCGACAACGCGACCTTCCACTACCTGGACAACCTGTCGCGCGCGATCAAGCACACGGGGACGGTGCTCGACGACCTGATCCCGTACTACTACGACACGCAGCGGATGGTGCCGCTGATCGACCGCGACGGCGCGCAGCGCATGGGCGAGGTCAACCAGCAGGTGCCGGTGGTGGACCCGGCCGGCGGCGACGGTGCGGTCAAGTACGCGACCAATCCTGACAACGACCTGACGCGGGGCGAGTACGCGGCGACCGTCGAGTCTGGGCCGTCCGATAGCACCAAGCGGGAGGCGACGCGCGAGACGATGGTGGAGCTATTCCAGGCCTTCCCGCCGGCTGCGCAGATCCTCGGCGACAAGCTCCTGGCGGTGGTCGACATGCCCGACGCGAAGGAGGCCGCGGAACGCTTCAAGGTGCTGCTGCCGCCGCAGATCCAGGCGATGGAGGCGGCGAAGGCGCAGGGCCAGCGTCCGCCGGACCCGCAGATGGTCCAGCAACTGCAGCAGGCGCAGGGCCAGTTGCAGCAGATGCAGCAGGCGATGCAGCAGATGCAGCAGGAGAACGCGCAGCTGAAGCAGGGCCAAGAAGTGAAGATGGCCGACGTGCAGGCCGGCGCTGCCGCGAACCAGCAGAAGATCCAGGCCGACGCGCAGGCGGCGATTGCCAAGGCGCAGCTGGACGCGCGCACGAAGGTCGAGACGACGCTGATCGGTGTCGCGGGCGAACTGTACGCCGAGCACCTTGGGCTGCGCGCGAAGGCGGAGGCCGTAGGCGCCCCGGCGCCGGCCCAGACCGACCTGGGAACGGTGATCGAGGGCGTGCGCGGGACGACCGAGCAGGTGCGCTCGTCGATGGAAGACGGCACGCCGATGCCGGCGCCGACGCTGGCCGCGCGCGAGCCGGCGCCTGACACCATCCTGATGCTGGAGGGGATCGCGGCGATCGCCGAGCGTGTCGGCAGTGCGATCGCGATGGCCCTGGTGGCCCCGCGCAAGCTCGACGTGCAGACCGATAGCATGGGCAACGTGATCGGCGGCGTGAGCGTGCCGGTGACCGGAGCACTGCAGTGAACGATGGCCGCGGGCCGCTCGACTACGACGACGACGGCTTCTACACGCGCGAAACCGATGGGATGGGCGTGGTCGTGTGGCTGGTGATGGTCGTGGCGGCGATGCTCCTGGCGTTTGGCGTGTGGAGGATGTTCGGATGAGCAAGGCAACAGTCGTTGCAGCCGCCCAGGCGGGGCTCGTCGCCGCGATCGACGCGACCACGGCGGCCCGGCTGACGCTCGACGAGGCCAACGCGCTGCCGAGCGACATCCCGGCGCCGACGATCAGCAACGCGACGGTAGTGCCCGCGACGCTGCCCTTCGGTGGCGGAACGGTGACGGTCAGTGCGGACGTGCAGAACGCCGACACGGTGACGCTCAACGGCGCCGTGGTCACGCTGCCGACACCCTTCACGGTGACGCTCGACACCGACCTGACGCTGGCCGCGACCGGGCCTGGCGGATCGGCGCCGCCGGTGACGCTATCGGTCGACGTGGCCGATGCGCCGCCCGCGCCCTTGCCAACGGTCACCATCAAGACGGTGGGCACCGATCGCGTGCTGCTCGCGCCTGGGTTCTGCGAGCCTGGCCGCTACGATCGCTTCCAGACCGTGCGCACGGCGAGCGGGGACACGGCGGCGCTGGTCGTCAAGTCGTGCAACTTCAACTCTGGCGGCAGTTCGATCCCGCTCGGCTTCGCGTTGCAGCTGGCGCTCACCTTCGACGGCGTGGCGGTGGCCACGGCGATGACCGTGCCAACGTCGAACAGCGTCACTTTCAGCGTGCCGCTCGCCGGCAAGCGCGGCTGGTACCGCACGGGGGTGACGGGCGCCCCGGCGGGCTGGAGCGTGTACGACTACGCGATCTTCATCGACGACGGCAGCGGCGTGCAGCCGACGCACATGCCGGTGGTGATCGGATCCTACGGTCTGCTGCACCCGTACAAGGCCTCGAGCACGGAGAGCCCCACGCCGCGCCACATGAGCGCGATGGTCCCGGCCGTGTACAGCCCGGTGACGCAGCCGATCGCGCTGCGCGAGTGCCCGGAGTTCGCGACCGAACCGCGCCGCGATCAGCTGGTGCAGACGCAGCTGGCCATCTGCCGGCAGGACGACAAGTACCGGACGGTGACGAAGGGCGGGACGCTGCTCAATACGGCGAACCGCCAGGACTACTTCTACAGCGACATGAGCGAGCCGCGTCCGCGCTTCCAGATGCTCGACGGCCCGCGCGGGCGTGGCACAGTGGTCTGCCCGACGCACATGGAGGTGGGTGGCGCGACGCCGCCGGGCATGGGCTTCGTCGGCAACGTGTACTTCTGCGAGCCGCGGCGGTTCGGCAAGATTCGCGCGAGCGGTGAAGTGGTGACGCTGGCCGGCGAGCGGCACCGTGCGCCGCCGTCGTACTGGGACGATGCGGTCCAGAACGTTGACTTGGTCGGCGACTGGTCGCAGATGCCGGCCAACCGCCCGCACTACTTCAAGAAGTTGTGGGGCATGACGTGGAATTCGTTCACGTTCCGCACTGACACGACGGCGCCGCCGAACCCGGCGGAACGCAACCTGCAGCCGCACATAACCGGCGTCGAAGCGTTCCTGGCGGACTCGCTCAACGACCGGGTCGCGAAGCTCAAGTTCGACAAGGACTCGCACCTTGTCCCGCCGATCGTGACCGAGTTTTTCCTCGGCCGCGAGTGCTGGGACGTGGTGGAGCTCGGCTTCGAGTCGCAGTTGCTCGCGATCAGCGTGCGCCAGGAGAACCGCATCGTCGTCGTCGACATGGCCGGCGTAGTGGTTGAGCAGTTCGGCGCGACGCTGCCAGAGGGGCTGTACTACCTGCCCGACTCGACGACGCCGCGCGACGGCTGGCTGTACTACGGCAGCAAGGCGACGAAGAGCGTGCGCAAGCGCCACATGACCACGGGCCAGGATCTGCTCGCGGCG